CATTGTTCTTCTTTTTTCTGCTTTAAATTCTTCCTCTTCAATAATTTCTTTATTTTTATTAATTTCCAACTCCCAGTCATCTCTTTTAAAGGGAATAAATTGCATTATTGGCGTTCCTTTAGGAATTATTCCTATAAAATCTCTACGTAAAAAAAATGAAAAAAACACTGGCAATCCCCAAATATCAGAATCTACAATCCCAGACAGTGTAAAAAATGGTAGATCATATCTATTCATTGGATGTGTGACTAAAACCGAGTATCCTGGTGGAGTTCTGTAAAACCAATTCATCCTGAATCCAAAGTGTAGTTGATGGCAATTAGTTGGAATTGGCACTTCTAGTGTTGGCCTCTTATCCAATAACATAATGTTCCCTTTCCAAGTCAACGTTGGAAATCCATTTTCATTCAAATTAACATGTAAATCATCTTCAAGCAAATAATAATAGCCAGAAGTCAATGCATCAAAAAATGGAATACATTTTTTAGTTGCAACTAGGGTGCCGTCTGTACCTATGTGATTTACAGGATGTAATTCTTTTTCATCATTACTCTTGCCATAAAGAGATAGGCTTTTATACCATTCTGGAACCAAAGATATCGCAGGAACTGGAGCAACATAAGAATCTTTAAAATTTTCTAAAGAAGGTATAAAAGTTATTTTTTGTTTTTTATTCATCTATATTCTTTAGACTGCCTCATATGATTTCTATAAAAATTACTAAACTTGCTTCTAACTAAAAATCTTTGTTTTTTTAAAGCATTTTGAGAAGTTTTTAAATCTACCAAAGACATCTCATAAGAATCTCTTTTAAATGGAATAATTTGTACAAAAGGAGTTTCTTTTTCAATTACACCTTTAAAATCTTTTTTAATGTACATTGATAAATATCCGTCAGAAATGTAATTATCTGTATCTACTATTGCAGAAAATAATTTAAATGGTGCTGGTTCTCTATGAAATGGCTGGGTAAATAAACAACTATAGCCACTATCTGTTCCCACAGACCAAAATGGCATAATTCTAAAAATTTCTTTATGATATAAACCATCTTCTCTTGGGTAGTGAGACACTTGCTGTTCGGTATGAGAAGCAATCATATCTCTTTTCATTCCTTTTATTGTTTCTGGCAAACTCCAAAATAATTTTTCAGGATTGGTTGCATCTATGTAAATATCACATGGGAAATAAAGAAAATATCCGCTAGAAAGAACGTCGTAAATTGGCATACATCTCTTAATTGTAGAAGAAGAGTGCCCCCTTGCAAGAAACTGATTTTGATCCCCTGCATATCCTGGTTGTTTTTTATACCAATCTGGAACTTCTTTGTAGGCTGGAGTGGGTGGCTTTGTTATATCTACTGTTTCTTCGCTAAATGGATAAAATCTAATGTTGGCCATAAAACTCCTTTATCTTTTTAACTAGTATATCATCTCCTGTAAAATTAATCAAATATGCTGGATTATTTCGTTTAATCCGTCCATATTCTTTGTCTACCATATGTTCGCCCTGATTTTTAAATTTAAAAAATAACATTTCTGGATCAATTCTATCTATTGTTTTTGCTTGAAAATAATAAGAATATTTCTCAAAACAAAAAGGAGAATTTTCTACAGGAAGTATATTAACTTTTATTCCTGGGTAATCTATAAACCATTGCATTGCCCATCTAAATTTTTCATCAAAACATAATGAATTATCTGCTGTTTTTTGATTAGACAAATAAAATTGTCTCATATGAATTTTTTCCATCGCAGTTAAATTTTCAATATTATATTTTTTTAATAGAAAAATTTCTGCAAAATTTTCTTGACATAAAGTAATTTCATTATTTATAATTGATACTAATTTTGGAGGAGTAGATAATTTATAAAAATATTTGTTTATAGGTTTTATTACAGAATCTTTATATTCTGTTTTTAAAATTTCTTTATAATCTAGCCAATCACTTTTTAAATTAGATCTTTCATTAATATATAAAAATGACTGAGTTAAACTTTTTTCCCATATATAAAAATCAATTTCCATGCTCCCAGTCCTTTTCAATCCAATCATTAATTGATTTAAAATTTAATGGGCGACCTCTTCCATGAAAATCAGATCCTGTATATTTAAACCAAAACGGAGAAGTATATCTATTTCCAGAAATTATTTTATTTACGCTATGGGCATAATATTTATTTCCTGGAAATAAAACTAAACTTCCACTTTTTGGTTTTATAGAATAGTTGTATTGTTTAAAAACAATTTCTCCTCCAGAATAGTCATCGTTTATATATAATATAGAAGATATATTATTATGAAAAACTGCAAAGTCATCTACGTGTTGTTCCATATTATCTGTTTCTTGCCATTTAACCAATTGTAAACTAGATGAAAATTCAAGTTTTACATTGTATAAACTTTCTGCTAATTTCAAAATTTTATTGCAAGTATTTAATAATATCAAGTTAGATTTATAACTAATCATGTCTTCAGAAGATATTTTATTTTTCCACTGCTTTCCAGTATTTTTATCCTTATAACTAAATAATTCATTTTTACACTCTTGATAAAGCAATGCAGACTCTTCCTCTGTAATTATATTTTCAATAATTTTTATATTTTCAATACCTTTACCTATTGAAAGCATGTTATTTAAATATATTTTATCTGGTATATTATTCATTATTATTTCCTTTAATAATTTTTGTATTATAAGTTTGCTCCCATAAAAGTATATCATTTGAATCATTTAATAAAGGCTGTCCCTTTATGTTTAAACTTGTATTTAGTAGCATTGGGACTCCTGTCGCCTGATAAAATTTATTTAAAACTCTCCAGAGACCTATATGTTGATCTTTATTTACTGTTTGTACTCTAGATGTGCCATCTTTGTGAACAATGGCGGGAACTAAGTCTGGCCTTAAACACTTCACTGCATACTGCATATACGGAGAATCAAAGTCCATATCAAACCATTTATCTGCACACTCCTCCATAATTACTGGGGCAAATGGCCTAAATAATTCTCTTTTTTTAATTTGATTAACTTTATCTTTAATGTTGGGATCTCTTGGATCTGCAAGAATACTTCTATTTCCTAATGCTCTTGGACCGTATTCGGCTCTTCCTACGGCTACCGCTGCAATTTTATTGTTTAGTAATTCTTTTATAATTTCTTCTACAGGGTATTTTCCACCTAAATCATAGCCAAGATACGGAGTTTGCCAATCTAAATGTTTTCCATAAAGGGCTGCTGCAGCACCAAGAGATGATCCAGCATCTCCTGGATTAGGCATAATCCAAACATCATCAAAAATATCCCACAACATTGTATTAGCAGAACAATTTAACGCACATCCACCCATAAATACTAATTCATGTTTACCTGTAATTTTTTTAGCATGAGTCATAAAATCAAATAGTCTTAATTCATATACTTTTTGTACTGCTGCTGCAATATCAAATTTATCTTGTTCTGTTATTTCTTGTTCCCAGTCAATAATACCTTTATGAAAGTTATATTTTTGATAATCTATTGAAGGAAAATAAGATGAAACTTTTTGATAATATTTTTGCCAGTCGCCATATGCAGCCATACCCATCATAATGTATTCTTCTTGATTGGGCATTAAACCAACTAATTTTGTAAATGCAGAATAAAATAATCCAAAACTAAAGGGATAATTAATTTTTTCTTTTAAAGTAATAGAAGATCCTTCTCCAACCCAAATGGTAGATGTATTGTATTCTCCTATTGAATCTAATACTACAATTACTGCATCATCAAATTTGCTTGTATAGTACCCCGCTGCTGCATGAGAATAATGATGTTTAAATGATACTCTTGGGATGTTGTCTAAATAAAAACGTGGTTTCCAATCTCCTAGGCCACCTTTTAAAAACAGCCTAGAGGCTTTTAGAAAGGGTTTTTCATAGTAGGCAATGTAATCAGGTGTGCCATATTGTAAAGCATCATTAATTAAACTATTATTTATATACCAATCATTTTTTACTTTGCTATATCTTTCGGCATGCCCAGCAAATAAAATTTTATCCTTATCTATTAATGATACTGATGCATCATGTGATGTTTCGTTAATACCTAAAATTAACATTTATTCCTAATACTTTTTTATTTTAAGCACAACCTGACAAGGATCTCCGCCCTCTTCCCACTCAGCCTGTTCTTCATCTGTCATATAAGAATCTCCTTCATGAGTATTACAGAATGGTTCTGTTACCCATCCACGCTCAATTCCATTTTCAAGCCATATTTCAAATTCCTGCAACTCTGATAGTTCTTCTCGCTTATCTTCAAACATATCACTCATTATGCACTCACTGTATCTATTGGCCCTTTACAAGAAGGAGAATATTCTATGGCTGCTGCAACTGCATTCCTAACTCTATTCCTAGGATTTTTTTGTTTTTGTGTTGAATACAAAGATCCATATGCATATGCTGATCCTGATCCCATACATAAAAATGGTTGTTGGTATTCTGTTAAAGACATATCAATTGCATTATGTTCAAATATTCTTCCACGCACACAAATAATCATTCCAAAATCTGCATCTTTAGTTGTGTCTACCCACCACTCTTCATAAAATTTACGCAATGATTTAATAAATTTAGTATACATAAATTTATCTAAATTTCCTTCTGGTAGTGGTGGTTTAAAATTATGCCTAATTCTTTCTCCATCCATTGTTCCAGCATATCCAAAAAGGTAAGGACCATTTTTCCAAACTTTAGGAGCAACAATAGACATTATATTATCTTCATCAGAAGCACCACGATCTCCCGCCATGTAAACTTTTCCGTCTTGCTTAACAACCGCAATACAGGTCATGTATTTTCCTCTCAGACTATTCTATTAAAGTATACCAAAAGATTTTGGTTATTCAAACAATACTATTTAATTACTTGACCACATTCTGAGCATGTTTTAGGTTTATTTTGAGATTTTTTTGCGGTACCTGCAGGAGCAGATCCAAACTTTGGTCTGCCAAACCCTACAATAGAAATCATTACACCCTTTTTATTTTTTTTATAGGCACGAAGTTTTTTGCAAACCTCTCCGCCATTACGTTGGCTACCTTTAGGATCTCCAGATGTATTTCCTTCAACACACCAGACTGTTCCATCTTCATTGTCTTTTACAACTATTGCTACGTGAGATATTCTATCTACCCCGTCAGATGGGAAAT